ATGGGTGTAACCGGAATTTTCTTTGCGGAAGAGGTTTTGCATTACAAGCTTTTTACTCGCAATGGTTTATGGGGAAGAGACCCGATAACCATGGCAAAGGATAATATTGGCCTGGGACTGGCAACTGAAAAGTTTGGTGCTAAGTTTTTTAAGAAGGGGGGAAACCTGAAGTCGGTTATTGAAACTGCCAACCATTTGGATGATAAAGCATTTGCAGCGTTTAAAACGAGGTGGGAACAGTATTATACGGGAGAAGCGGGGGATCATACCACTCCTATTCTGGAATACGGCATGACATATAAGCCTTTGGGTATTGCTCCGGAAGCTGCGCAGTTTTTACAGACAAGACAATTCAGTATTCAGGATGTGGCAAGGTGGTTTAATTTACCTCCTCACATGCTGGGTGATTTAAGCCGGTCGACTTTTTCGAATATGGAGCAGCAGGATATAAGCCTGGTGAAATATACTTTCAGATCGATATTAAGAAGAGAGGAGATTGAGCTTGAGAGTAAGCTGCTTCTTCCGACTGAGAGAAAAAAATACTGCATAAGATATAACCTGGATGGTTTGATGAGAGGTGATTTGGCTTCGGTTACAAGCCATATTAAGGAGATGGTTCAGGTTGGTGTGCTAAATCCGGACGAAGGAAGGGGCTTGCTGAACAGGAATCCGAGACCAGGTGGTGATGTATATTATACTCCTGCAAATATAGTTGGTAATACAAATACTCAGGAAAATGTCAAAAAATAAGCTTATAAGTTTTGGAGTACGGGGTGAGATTCCGAAGAATGCTGAAGAGAGCAGGGTAATTCCGTTTATTCTTTCGACATCGAGAAAGGACAGGCATGGGACAGTGTTGAACCAGGATAACTGGTTGCTTGAAAATTACAGGAATAATCCGATAGTTGCTTACCAGCATAATCTTTCGGGGGGAATGTGTTCAGATCCTAATCCGGATTTCGTGATTGGGAAGAGCATAATTGACCTGGAGGGGAATGCGATGGAGAGAAGGCTTGTTGCGGAAGGTGAGTTTGAGCCTGCAGATATTAATCCGATGGCAGAAAAGATTTTCAGAAAGGTTTTGTTTGGAAGTCTAAGCAGAACATCGGTGGGTTTCCTGGAGATTGGCGAGGGGATATATGGACAGGGTGACCAGGCAAGGGACCAGACTAATGAGACTTACTTTTTTGCGGGGCAGGAATTACTGGAGTGGAGTGTGGTAAATGTTCCATCGAACCCTGATGCTGGCAAAAGAGACTTGGTTTTGCATAAGATGCGCGAAGAGGGTTATTCGGCATTGATGTATGCTTTTAAGGAGCTTGGAGGAAAATTCAGGCTGAGCCAGATTGAGCAGTTTTCGGTAAGACAGGTACTTGACTTACTTGAAGGCAAAGATTTAGAGATAAAGGAAACAGATCCGGAGAAGGTGAGAAGGTTGCTTGCAGAGAATGAAGCACAGAAAGATCAGATTCAGCGGTTAACTACGCTGATGCAGGATAGGAAAGTCAGCCGATAGGGCTAATTCAATATGTTTAATTAATAAAAAAAGGCAATGTTAAAATCGTTGATTTTGAAACAAAAGCGAGAGAGCCTGAAGGCTGAACAGGAAGTTTTGGCCAATAAGGCAGAATTATCTACCGAGGATAAAACCCGGTGGAGTGAACTGAGGACCGAGATAAAAGGTCTGGACTCTGATATTGAGATTGAGGAGGAGAGAGAAGGTATTCTTCGCGTTAATGCCAGCAACAACGGCAAAGATGTATCGAAGAGAGAAGAAAAAGACTTCGAGAAGTACAGTATTGTGAAAGCAATAAGGGAGTTTTTGGACGGAAAGAGACTGACAGGACTTGAAGCTGAAATGCACCAGGAAGCTGTTGGTGAGAATACTTTTTCGGGAGGAATTATGGGACTGGGGATTAGTAACAGGATTCTGAATGTGAAGAAGGTTTCGAACAGGGCTACCCTGGTATCGGCCAGCTCGCCTGTAGTAGCTACCACTCCGATGGGATTTATTGATGCTGTTTATGCAAAAACTCTTCTGGTAGAACTTGGCGCACAGACTATGAGCGGATTGACAGGGAATGTTGATCTTCCTTATATGAGTACTGGTCCGGCTACAGAATGGCTGCCTGAGAATGAGGAAAGTGTTGATGCTGCAGCTGCTCTGAATAAGTATAGCCTTACTCCAAAGAGGATTGGTAATTTTGTTCCTCTCTCAAAACTTTTACTGGCACAGAGTGCGATCGGAATTGAGCAGATTATATGGAACCATTTAATTACTGCTACTGCTGTTAAGCTTCAGGCTGGTGCTATTGCCGGCGGAACTCATGCATGCACAGGTTTACTTGCCACTTCGGGGATAGGTAATGTTATTGGTGGTGAAAATGGTGCTGCTCCTACCCATGCTCACATGCTCGCGCTGATTAAAGAAGTTGCAATTGATAATTGTGATTATGGATCTCTCGCATTCTTATGTTCTCCGACCTCACGTTGGAAGCTTCAGAGTACTGCTATTGAGACAGGACACCCAGAGAGAGTTTGGAATCCTATTGTTCAGGATCAGCTTCTTGGATTCAGAGCTGGTGTAACAAGCCTGGTACCAGATAATTTAACTAAAGGAAATCAGGCAGCTCTTTGTTCTGCAATTATATTCGGTAACTGGAATCATATGACCATTGGCCAGTTTGGTGCTATTGACCTGACAGTTGATAATGTAACAAAAGCCAAAGAATATATTGTTAACCTGGTTATTAATGCATTTTACGATGTAGCAATTACAAGGCCTGAGGCTTTTGCTGCAATGAAGGATGCTAAGTGTGGCTCATAGGTTTTCTTTTCATAGGTAGGTTTAGTTAGGAAAAAGGGCTGGTTTCGGCCAGCCCTTTTTTAAAACAAAAAACCCCCTTTTAATTCCCCCCAAGAGGGGAAAATAAGAACGAAAAACACAAGAAGATGATTAAAGTTAAATGGTTGAAACCGCACTGGAGTTATTCATACTCTGAAGGTGATGTTGGACATGTTACTGCTGAAGCTGCTCCGAAACTTTTGAAGGGGGGATTTATTCTGCCACTTCCGGAGGAGGAGAAAGAAAAGGTTACTCCGAAAGAAGTAGTTAATCCGTTGCCGGAAGATTTTCCAAGCAGAGAGGTTTTGTTTGCCAATGGTTTTGATTCGGTTGGTAAGATTAATGAGGGTGGTGACAGCCTGAGTGATATTCTGAATAAGACTGCGCTGAAGAAGGTGAAGAAGTATTTGGAGGAGAAGTTTGAGTTTGGGAAGTAAGACCCCCTTTTAATTCCCCCCAAGGGGGGAAAATACTGAGACGAGATGGGAATTAGGTATACACTTAAAACGGCAGCAACGAGTTACCCGGCAAGTTTGGCGGATCTGAAGAGGAATCTGAGGATTGCGACGGATGATGTTGATACGGACAGGGATGCTTTGCTGCAGGATTTGTTGGTTGATGCTGTTTCGGCTTCGCAAAATTCGACAGGCAGACAGTATTGCCCGGCTACGTTTATTTTATACCTGGATGAATATCCGGCTGGTGATGAGATTGAGATTACCAGGGGACCGGTGCAGAGTATTACTTCGGTAAAGTATTATGCCCAGGGGGCTACTGAGCTTACGACTGTTGATGAGGATGATTACCAGCTTGATTGTTCGGAGCTGACTGCACGGCTGAGATTTCTTAATTCTTTTAGTGTTGACACTGAGAGGATGAATGTTATTGAGATTGAGTTTGTGGCTGGTTTTTCGGCCATGGGTAACCAGGCTAATTCGGTGCCGACAGATTTGAAACAGGCAGTGATTTTGAGGGCGCATGATGCGTATGTGAATCCGGGAAATGAGGATCTGAATTTTGGGTTTGGGCTGAAAACGCAGAAGGCGATGATTAAGGAGAGGAATTATAAGGTGGTGAGGTATTGACCCAGCTACCCCCCTGCCCCCCTAAAGGGGGGTTAATTTCAGGATGTAATTGAATTTACTAAGTGAAGAGTGGAGCAGAAGATTAAGATAGGGACGTTTGACAGGCCGGTTACTATTCAGAGTAAAACGGAGAGCCAGGATAGTTTTGGAACTCCGACGGTTGTGCTTGTGACTTTCTGTAAGCTTTATGCTTCAATTGTTCCGGATTCGAACAGCGAGCAGTTTGCAACTGAGAGGCAGACTACGTTTGCAAGTTACAGGGTGCAGTGCCATAATAAGGCTGGGATTACTCAGAACATGGTGCTTTATACAAATGATACGCAGGAGAGTTTTGATATAAAATCGATTCTTCAGGTGGGAAGAAAACAGTTCATTGAAATGGTTGTTGAAAAAATTATTACCTGATGGCGAGGTTCAGGCTTGCAAAGGGTGGTATTTCGCTTGAGATTGAGGGGGCGGATAAGCTGGCGCAGATGTTTAAGGATTTGCCTGAGAAGTTTTCGAAAAAGGTTTTAATCCAGGTGTTGAGAAAAGGGGGAAGCATTATTAATGCGGAGGTTAAGAGGCGAGTGCCGAGTAATATTAAAGGTGTAAAGGCAGCGCTGAGTGTTGCGATAATTGGAAAGGAAGAGACCCCGACTGTGATTGCAGGTTTCTTCAGGAAAAAGAGATACTTCAGCAATAAGAGCGGGATAAAGAGAAAGGCGGATCTGCGGAGTAAAGGTGATAAGAAGTTTGATGCTGCAACAATTGCTTACTGGTTCAATTACGGAACTATGGCGAACAGGAGCGGCGCACATGCTTTCAGAACTCCGAGGAAGGGACCAAGAAAGGCAGCAAAGGGTGGTATAAAGCCTTTATTGTTTTTTCAGAAGGGAACTTTGGCGGGATTCAAGAAGGCTAATGAGAGTGTTACAAAGGATTTGGATGGGAGGTTTATGAGGGAGTTTGAGAAGTTGGAGAGATAACCCCCTCGCCCTGCGGGCACTCCCTCTGAAGGGGGAGATAATTGAGGCTAAAGACAAAAAAAATGATTACAGAAGCAGTACAGGAGAAGTTGGCAGGGGTATTAGGTAAGTGCTACCCTGACATTGCGCCGGAAAGCGCTACTGCTCCGTTTATTGTGCATATTGAGAAGGGTGAGCCTATAAGATCGAAGAACGGGCTGGAGGGTTACAGCTGGGATGTGGAGGTTATTTTGATTACTCTGAATCCGGCAACCAGGGCAACTTATACGGCGAGCATAATTACGGCAATTGAAGCCATGAGCGCAACAACGGTAAAAAGTACAAAGGTGGACGAGGCTTTTTATGTTTCGGAAACTCCTTTGTTTGACGAGGAAACAGGCCTATATGGCACCAACATATTGTTTAATGTGATTAGTAGTAACAGATAATATTTAAGAAAATGAGTGACAAGGTACGTGCTTATAATGTGGTGATGAAACTTGCAACTACCGGTAGCCAGGCTACTGCTTTACTGATTGCAGGACATACCGATGCGGGTTATGATATTACACCCGAGGTTGAAGAGACTTTGATTAAGGCTAACAATGGGGTTAAACAACTTGAGGTGATAAGTACCGATGAGCAGTTTACCATTGACTCGCTGATGATGATGAAGGCAAGTGGCGAAACTGCAACTCATACTGATTTTGTTGATATGAGAAAAGCCTGCAGAGCTGGTACTTTGCTTGCATTCAGCTATGGATGGCACACAAGTGGAAAACCAATTTGTACCGGAACTGTGATGATTTTGAAGTACAGTGAGAAAACTGGTCCGAGCGGAACAGGTACCACTTCGATTACTGTGAAGGTGATTGGGAGTTTGACTGAGACTACGGCATAACCAGCCACCCCCCTGCCCCCCCAAGGGGGGTGGAGGAATACCCCCTCGCCCTGCGGGCACTCCCCCTGAAGGGGGAGATATTACAGACTAAAGAAAAAATTGATTATGAAAGCGAGATATATTGAGATTGACGGTAAGAAGGTGAGGATTGAGTTTAACTGGAACACTACTATTGAGTTCCTGGACAGGTGTGAGATTTCGCTGGATGATTTTATTGAGCTGGCGACAGGGAATAAGATTACTCCGAAGCATATAAGACAGCTTGCCTGGTGTGGTGCTATTGAGGGGGAAAGGGTTGATGGCAGGGAGCTGGTGCTTACGGAGGTGGAGTTTGGATCGAAGCTTTTTCCGGAACATATTACCCAGATAATGGGAATATTTGCAGAGCAGTTTACTGGCATTACTGGTGTTGTTGATGAAAAAAAAAAGAAGGGAAGCAACCCGACAGTGTTCGAGAGGTTTTTTCGATAGAATATTTTAAATCGGTTGCTTACGGGCAAATGAATTTGAAGCCGGAGGAATTTTTGAGTATGTACCCGGCAGATTTCTGGATGAAGCTGAAGGGTTACAGGAGAGAAAGAGATGAAGATTTTAAGAGTGATGCGGAGTTAACCAGGTTACAAACAACGGAACTGATAAACATACAGCTGGCAGTAAATAACAGGATAAAACCTGAACAGCTTTGGAAATTTGAATGGGATAAGAAGGATGAAGAAGAGGAGCTGGTGAGTGTTGAGGAAGCGGAGGAGAATGTGAGGAAGTTGATTGGGGCGCTGGAGTAAGGCCCCCCTGCCCCCCTAAAGGGGGGTTAATTTGAGGCTAAAGATAAAATTGATGATATGGCAGGGACGGTGCAGACTTTTTTGAAGGTACTTATTGGAGCCAATACCAAGGGCTTTAAGAAGGACATGGATGAAGGTGAGAAGGCTGTTAAGCATTTTGCCGGGGAGACAAAAGGTGCGCTGGATAAGTTTGCCGAGGTTTTTGGGGTTAATTTGGATGAGACCAGGAAGAAAGCAAAGTCGTTTGGTGACGGGCTTTCGGCAATTGGAAAGGGGTTTAGATCTTCGGCTGCCGGGAGTGAAGGTTTTTCGTTTGCACTTAAGGCTTTAAAAACTGCTTTGGCGGCGACAGGAGTTGGTGTTTTGCTTATTGCGCTTGCCAGTGTTGCTACTTATTTTACAAAAACTGAAGTTGGTGCAAGAAAGTTGGCAAGCGGAATGGCGCAGTTTAAGGCTGTAGCTGAAGTTGCAACACAGCGTTTTGCAAAGCTTGGTGATAGTTTGTTATGGCTATTGCAGGGCAATGGGGTAATGGCGCTCAGTTCGTTTAAGGAAGCTTTTACAGGTATAGGAGAAGAAGCCAGGGGAGCAGCTGCTTCAGCAAAAACTTTGGCGCAAAATATATACGATTTGACTTACCGTGAAATGAATTTTATGGTGGTTAAATCGGAACAGGTTGCATTGCTGGAAGAGGAGAGGTTGTTGAGCCGGGATTTGGACCTGACGGCAAAGCAGCGGCTGGATCATTTAATGAAAGCTGCCGCTATTGAAAAGAAAGTTGATGAAGAGGAGCTTGCTATTGCAGCCGAAAAGATTGTGAATGCGCAATTAGCTCTTCAGACTGAGACACAAAATATTGATAAGAAGAAGGCTCTTGCTGAAGCTTATGCTGCTTATAACAACATATTAGCTGAATCGTTTGCATTTGAGAGATCGCTGGCAAGACAAAAGAATACTTTAATAAAAGAGATTAAAGCGCAATTTGAGGAGCAGAAGAAGCTTAATGAAGTTACCAGATTATATATAGCTCCGCCGAAGGTTAATAACACTAACGGCTCGGAGATAGATCCGAACGCATTAAGGCCTGATTTGATTCCGGAGTTAAGTGCTGTTAGCTCGGAGCTGCAGAATATGTATAGTATAACTGAGCAGTCGATTGAGAATGTGGCAATTGGTTTTGGGGAATGGATGGGGGCCTTTAGTGCAGGACTTGCCGGATTCAGGGGTGCGCGACAGCTGGTGGGTAATGCTTTTGGGGATATGCTGATTCAGTTGGGACAGGTGGCTGTTAAGACCGGGATTGGGATGGAGGTTATTAAGAAGGCTTTTCAGAGTTTAAGTGGTGTGGCTGCTATTGGTATTGGGGTTGGGTTGATTGCTTTTGGATCGGCGATAAAAGGCTCAATACAAAGTATTGGAGATGCGAGAAGTGCGGCGACGGATGGTGGCGGATATGGATCATCGCTGACAGCGGGAGGATCGCTGACTTATGGAAACTCTTCGAATTTGGTTCAGAATAAACTACAGCTGGACGGAACTGTGATATTGAAACTTTCGGGACCAGATTTGATTGCTTTGCTGAATAGTGAGAATACGAGGATACAGATAACAACATAAACCCCCTCCTGCCTCCCCCCAAGGGGGGAGATTGGTGGCTGAAGAATTAATAAAGAGAGATGGCATTTGGACTGAAATATGAGCTTTTATGCACTACAAGGTTAAACCGGTTGTTTAAAGCAAAGGTTTACTTTGATGGTTATGAGGGGGATGATATTGACAGGGATGTGCCAGTATCGCCATTTATTTTAAGAAAGGATAAGGCTGCTGTTATACGGGGAACTTCGTTTGAATTTTCGATGAGGGAAGAAGTGGACTTTGAGTTTCTGGAATTTTACACTAACAGTAATAAGAAAATTAAAGTTGAATTGGTAGACCCTTCTGACACATTGATATGGGTTGGGTATAATTTGCCACAGCAGTACCAGGTGCCATATGTTCCGCCTCCGGCAAGTGTTTCGTTTACGGCGACTGATGGTTTGGGATTACTGAAACTTGAACCGTTTGCATTGACAGGGGTTGTGCTACAGCTGGATATTATAAGGTATTGCATTGATAAGATTGGTTTGGGGCTTGGGTATTCGATAGCAATTAATTTATTTGAGGCTACACATAACCATGAAAGAACTCCGCTGGCGCAAACGTATGAGGATGCTGAGATTTTTGCGGGGTTGAATTGCTATGAAGCGATTGAAAAGGTTTTGAATAAGTATAATGCTGAGATTACACAGCGCAGGGGAAGATGGGCAATTACCTGTAATGCTGACAAAAAAAGCACCAGGATGCTTTATACCTGGGAAGGTGTTTATGAGGGGACAGAAGCCGCGCCTGCTGTTTTAAACATGGGGAAGATTGGAGAAGCGGGGGTTACTGTTTACCCGAGAGGCAGCTTGAATATGACTTTGGCACCAGGTGCAAAGCAGGTTAAGATTAAACATGTTTACGGTAGGAAAGACTCGTTGTTTGATAACGCAGACTTTGCTTCGTTTGATGGGAGTAACTTTACCGGATGGCAGATAAACGGCAGCGGAACCACACTTGAGCAGAGATTTTTTGGAGAGGGGGCTTATGCTTACCTGAGCGGTTATGCCAATGCTTACTTATACCAGCAGAAAGCTGTTGTTGCAGTTGCGGGTGAGGACTTTACGTTTTCGATTATGATGGGGGCTTGCGGATACCATCATTACGGAGGATTGCACTTACCTACATTGATGGTTGTTAGGATGCTGATATCGCTTACGGCGGGTGAAGATGTTATGTATCTGACAAATGACGGATGGTCGGAAACACCTCAGTATATTGATACTAATGTGACATCGAGCATTGGCGGGGTGCCCAGGATGAATCAGTTGAATATTACTACAAATGAGATTCCGTTTAGCGGTACTATAAAGATTAATTTATACTGGAATACTACACCGGCTCTGAACTATGTATATAACGGGGTTTGTTTTTCGATGGTAAACTTATTTTTTACAACTGCTGATGGTAATTTATATTCTGCAGGTTTTGAAAAGATTGCTTCGTTTCCTAATAGTACTGAGCCAAATGAGTTGCCAGATATTGAGATACTGGCGGGGGATGCTCCGGATGTTGATAATACAGCTTCGCTTTATAAAAATATTTTGAAGCTTTTTGGTGGGGGTATTACTGGTTTGTGGCACAGGCTGGGCAGTACTACGATGGAATTTTTATATGTGCAGTTATGTTGCATGCTGGCTTCGGATAACAGGGTGGCACGACAGAAGTTAAGCGGGGAATTGAAAGGAAGCGGGATTGCTTTTGACAGTATAATTAAGCATGCATATAACGGTAACCGGGAGTTTGAAATATCGGAAGGTGCCTGGCTGATTTATGAGGAAATTTTTAATGTGACTTTGCTTGAGTTGCTGGCATGGAGTAATGAGACTGTTGTGCTGAGTGATGTGGCTGACTCGAATTTATCGCAGGGAGGCAGCGAGACGACCGGTGGGGGAATGAACCCTGTAATTGTTATACCAGGGGACTTAAGCGGCGATGAGATTCTGACGAAGCTTTTATTGGTTGATGGGACAGGAAGCGGGTTGGATGCTGATTTGCTTGACGGGAAACATGCTAACGAGTTTGCGCTTATTGACTCGCCAGTGTTTACTACTAAAATACAAACACCTTCAATTTATGGCAGTGATGCAGATAATGGCGATATTATTATTGAAGGAACGTCGAGTGCAACTAAAACGACTTCTTATGTTTTAATGCAGCAATCAGGGGGAGGTGTTGGTATTGGCATGGTTCCTTCTCATAATCGTTCTTTAGAGCTTGCATCTGGTATGTATGTCAACGGTGCAATTCACATGGCAGATGGTAATTCTTTATGGATAGCAGCAACATTAGATGACACTGGAGGAAGAATAAAAATAAATCATTATGCACTAACAGGACATGCCTACTTTGATTATTATGATGAGTTACATTTTAGGTCAGGGGTGGCTGGTTCGACAGATAAAATAATCTTTAAAAGCTCTGGAGAGGTTCAGTTTTTAACCGGGGGGTTGCATATAGGAGGCACTACTGATGCAGGAGATAATAATTTGCTGGTTGACGGCTATGTTAAGACAGATGAAGTAAATGGAATAGGTTCATTTGTTTCGGGATTTGCAGGATCAAATTTCTCGCTTAAAAAGAATGGATCTGATTATGATCTTACGGTTGATAATTTGACGGTAAGAAAATCGATGAAGATTTATGAATTTGATATAAATAAGATTAATAGTGTTAACGGGGGTATAATTATTTCATCGGCAAGCGGCACGTGCCTTAATGTATCAGGTACAACAATATACTTTGATGAAGACGGAACAAGTAAACAGATTCAATTTGTAGTTAATGATTACATAAGAGCTCAGGTATGGACAGGAAGGGGAGTTAACTCTTATGTTGGACATGTAACAGCCGTTAATCATTCAGCGACTTATGGAAGTGCTAATATAGTTGCAACTACAATCAGTGGAGCTCCGTTTGATGGTATGGAATTAGTACAAATAGGCAACTCGACAGTAACGACAAGACAGAGTTTGATATACCTGACAGCCTCTGATACAAATAACCCGTATATTGATATGTTAGCGAATGTTGATGCCGGGGTTTTTACACACAAACATGTTTTAAGGATAGGCAATTTAACGGGATTGGATAATATAGAAGGGATTTCAGGCGATGTTTCGGGATATGGATTATACGCACAGAATGTTTATTTGAGCGGTAAGATAGTTGCTTCTGAAGGCATGATTGCACAGTGGAGAATATGGTCAAATGGTTTGTATAAAAACTCGGGTGTTGATGCTACTTCTTGTGGAATGGCTCCGGATGATTACCCATTTTATGCTGGTAAAGAATATGTTGACAGAGCTACTGCACCATTTAGAATAACTACAGCAGGAGCTGTTACAGCTACATCGGGCAGTATTGGAGGATGGACATTAAGTAGTGTAAGCTTTACTTCAACGGTGGGAAGTAATAACATGGAGTTAAATGCTTCGACGGGGGATATTACCGGGAATAAGTTTTATATGTATGGTCATTTAGGACACTATAATTACAGTCAGCAATCGACTCCTTACTCGCCGACTGCAGCAAACTTGCCTAATTATGTGTGTTTAGATAATGACAGTGAATCGACATTCAATTTACCATCGTCGGGATTGCCGGGAGGTGGTAGTACAACCTGGATAATTATTAATCATTTGTATGGCACTGGATTGGGTGCAAATAAATATCATATAAATGGTAACGGGTATTATATTTTAAGTGGTGGAACGCAGGTTTCGTCGATTGATGTGGCAGAGGGGCACGCTGTTATGTTAGTATGGGAACCCAGGGGTGGCGGTTATTGGACAGTAGTAGGTAATTAAAATGAAAATAAGATATGAAAAAGGTTGTGATGGATTTGGAGGATTTTGAGAAGCTTGTAAACTATGTGATAAAAAAGCCAGTATTGTTTGCTGATGTTGAAGAAGCTGTTGAGGTTAAGGGAATTATTAAACGTGCTCAGATTGGCGATGTTGAAATTAAGGAAATGAATAAGCCGAACTAATATGAAGATAAGTATTATTACTCCAACCCATAATACCAGATTTTTGGGAGATCTGGAAGATTCGGTTATGGCACAGATCCATAAGGACTGGGAGTGGGTGATATTACTAAATAATGGTGCCAGGTGGATTCCGAAAAAGAGTGATGATAG